TTATTTTATACTCTCTAAAAAATCCCATACTTCATTTGAAAACTCCTCGTACATGTCTCCGTCCTCATCGTCCGATAAGTCAACAATGTATTCGTCAACACAAAAATCCACAATCGTTTCGTGTAATTCACCAAGTGTTTGTTCCTCGTTTTTTAAACCCTCATATTGATTAAGGATTTGATTTTTTTGTTCTTCTGTTAATTTCATTTTTTATTAAAAAATCATTTTTATTATTTTATATACCAACCCCCAAGTAAAAACTAAACAAATTGCAACAATACAAAAAGCAAGTATTCTATAACTTGTTTCGACTTGTCGTCTTGATTTCCCTTGGAAATCGTTTGGATCCAACTCTTTGTTCATATTAACTATTTTTTTCTAAATTATCAATATGATGTTGTAAATACCATAGAGCTTTCTTCAGATCTTCAAGTTCTTTATCTTTTCCTTTTTTACCGGCACGTGAAATATACTTTACCGTATTCCCTAAACTAAAACCTAGATCCCAAGCATCAATAACCTTGATGGCTTCGTAAGGATTGTTTACTCCACCATAATGTAATGGGTGATTTACATGTTCTTTATTATTTTCCATAACTTATTTCCAAATTAATTGTATTACTAAAATTCCTAATGCTAAAATCAAACAAACTATTGTTTTTAATGTTAGTGGTTCTTTGAATATTAACCAACTTAACCATGTGAAGACAACCGCCCCAACACTAAACCCAATTAACCTTGAGGGCCACATTTGACCGTCAAATGCAATTATCATATTCTTTACCGAATACATGAACAACATTGAAATTGGTATTCCCATTAGAACGGTTAACCAGTAATGATTTTTGAACCATTCATATTTTAAAGGTCCTTGTAGTTGGAAGAATGTTCCGGTCTGAGCTAAAAAACCAAAAAAAATTCCAATCACAAGTGCAGTAATATTTGTCATTAACTTTCCTCCTCTCGATATTCTTTCAATAACTCCTCATTTGACATGGTTCCGTATTTACCACTAAGACCGTCCATATCAACAAAAGAAGTCATCATACCCTTCATTTCGTATATTTCTTTTGTTGCGTCTAAAGACTTAACTATTTCACGAATGATCTTGTATGGATCCGCATTTGATCCCGGTCTACGATCTTCAACATATCCTTTCCATTCTTTTGCGGTATCTTGTGGGACTCTAATTGATGCTCCACGATCAGATATACCCCAACTAAACTTATCAATTGATTGAGTTTCATATTCACCAGTAAGTCTCAAATTATTATTTGATCCATATGCTTTAATGTGATCTTCATGTCTTGATTCAAATGCGTTAAATAATGCCATGAAATACTTTTCATCACCATCAAATCTCATTGTGTCTGTTGAAAAGTTTGTGTGTAGTCCTGATCCATTCCACTCACCATGAGCTAATGGTTTTGGGTGAAGTTCAATATGGTAATTGTGTTTTTCGGCAACTTTATATAAGAAATAACGAGTCATCCATAGATCATCACCACCTTTATGTTTTCCTTGCGATAATACCTGATATTCCCATTGACCTAAAGCAACCTCAGCATTAATTCCTGTAATATCAATTCCATAATTTAAACACATATTCAAATGTTCGTCAACAAACTGACGACCAACCACATTATGTCCAACACCACAATAGTATTCTCCTTGTCCTTTAAGTATGTTTCTTTTGTGTCCTAAAATGTTTCCGTTAATTTCCTCACGAATAAAATACTCTTGTTCAAAACCAAACCAAAGATCTTCATATCCTTCCGTAATTTGGGATCTCTTATTTGATTCATGTGGTGTTCCGTCAGGATTTAAAACCTCACATAAAATATATACTGTTGATAATATATCGGACATATAATGTCTTATTGGCTTTAATAGACGATCTGAGTTACCGGTGTTCGCTTGATTTGTTGATGAACCGTCAAAGTTCCACATAGGAAAATTCCCATCTAAAAATGCATTATTAACTGTATTGTATTCAACAATCTTAACTTTACTTCTAAGGTTAGGTTCTGGCTTATATCCGTCCAACCAAACATATTCCAATTTAATTTTCATTTCATTTTGTTTATTAGATTTATTATTTCTTCTTCACTAAACCCTTCATTAAATAACCGATAAACTTTGCGTGAAAAATCGTCGGTGCAAATGACTGCATCGGCGTCCAAATAATTCATAAGGTTATCAAGGTGTTTAAGTATATTTTCTTTTTTTAAGAATCTCTTATTGAATCCCATTATTGGAAAGTTTATCGTTTTCTTTTTTATTCGTAATCTGATTGGTTTTCTTCAAATTTTTTTGTTTGTGATAAAAACCCTGAAATCCTTCTTTTAAACATAGGGAGTAAAGTTTCATCTATTGGAAAAACTCCCTTTGATGACATTAAAAAAATTGGTCCGATCTTTTTATCATTTGGTTCAAACGTAGAAAAGGTATTTATAATTTTTGATATCGTCAACTCATTTAATTGATCTTTATAAATTAATTTAACTTTTGTCATTTGTTTTGGGTTATTTATTGTTTCTTTTTTTATTACATATTCCCAAACATAATAGTTTTTTTCTGGGTCTATAAAATAAAAGAAACCTTTTGGGTATAAAACATTTTTCTTATTTCTTTTGAGTTTCATATCCAAAGAATCAAAAACTATCGTCCAAACTGATTTGGCGATGTTGAAGTATTCCATGATTCTTGGTGCTGAATAAATAAGAATTTTTCTAAACTCTTTTGATTCTTCATCGGACATATTTGGCATCTCTTTGACTTTGAGATCTTTAACCATTATTTCATCATCGATGTTTGTGAGTTTTTTATCTGTGTAAACAATCTTATGGTCTCTCATAAGAGCTTGGACATTCATTAAATGTAATGATAATTCAATAAATCCTGGGTATAACTCTAACTTGTCAAGTTTTTCTCCCATTTTTTGAAAATATGAAAGTAATTTGTATTCTTTGTATTCTCTATCAATAGGTTTTTCGAACATCCAATCGGTGTCCATTAAAAATTCTATCTTTTTTCTTCGTGCCATTCATAATAAAAATAATGCAAAACATAAAACAAATAAAGACCTAAGAGACCCTCATTACATAATACTCGGTTCCATTTATGTTAAAAGTGTCGTAATCGCCATCATATGAGTTTAGTGTTGATCCAATACCATCATGCTGAAGCACTGTTTCTACAATTTTATCCGTATCAACAAAATCCATAATAAAGCCTTTATCGTAACCGTAGTGTTTGATAAACCCTTGGATGTCATCATCCCATTCACTAACTCTATCATTTATTTCGTTTTCAATTAAACTTTCATCATATTCACCTTGGGGGTCGTCTTTGATTTCTTGAATGGTGTCTTCTAAACCTTCAATTTTTAACTCAATAGCTTCGTATTGATCATCAGGTAAATCTTCAGTTTCTAATCTGTTATTCAAAGAGTCTAAGGTCGCTTGAAGTTGTTGAACTTGTCTATTTTGTTGTTGTGAGAGTTCTAATGGAATATCAAAAGACTCAGGATCTTGTCTTACATAATCATCATAAAAGTCTTGTAACCAACTTGTCCAACTACCTTGATCTAAAGCATCTTCAAACACCCAACTTGAAAACGCTTCATATCCCATATCATCTAACATACTTTCAATTGCCACTTTTGCGGCATCATCCGCCTCATCTTCAGTATAAACATCGTAGGTGTTAGGATTGAATCCATTACCACCACCTAACCATTCATATTGTTTTCCAAAACCGTAGGTTGCTCGACCATTAGGATTGATATAATATTTATCTTCAGGAACTTCATTTTCCTCTTCATCCTCAACCATATCCACCTCACCATGTTGTTCTAAATAATCATATAAAGCTTCTGTTCTTTCTGATTCTTCATCTTGGTTTTCAACATTCCATTCACCTTGTCTTCTTTTTTCATCCAAGTCTGAAAGTTTTTCATTTAACTCTTTTTGCATTTTTATCTTCCACATAGAAGATCCATAATCACTAACATAACTATCTATTGTAATACCATTAAGGTTTGAAATATTGGTATGAGAAATGTCTAACCTACCCATTACTCTTACAACTCCTGTAAGTGGTCCAACATTTTTATAACCAGTAACACTTAGTGGCCCAGTAATAACAATTCCCTTACCTCTATACGGTTTTAGGTTCGATATTCTTTCGGCAATTCCACCAACATTTTCCAATATTTCCAAATAATCCTCAGGTGAAATTGAAACAAGGTTATCATCTTGTTCTAAAATATAATTTTTAAAAAACTTTTTAATTGACATATTCAATAAATATAACGAGAAAAATAATTGATTTTTTTTATTTATACATTAAAGTTGATTTTACAAAGTATTTATAAATAAATAAACCACTAAAAAACTATCTAATGGGCTGAGGATGTAAAAATAAAGCAAATCAACAAGCACAACAACCACAACAACAAGTTAACGAAACTCCTCAACAGGGCGGAAACAACGCCGCTCAAAATCAAGCAAATATTCAAGAGAACGTTAAAAAAGTAATTCAAAAATATTATAGAAGATAATATTTGTTGTTAAAAAAATTATAGGTGTTCTAATTGGGCACCTTTTTTTTTGTCTGATATTTATTTGATATGAGTTTAGAAAGAGCAAGAAATTTAATACAATCATTTAACGATGGCGATTATAGAGACGATATTGAGCCGTATTTTAACGACTTGATGACTTTTTTCAGATTTGTTAAAAAATATAATGTATTAGACGAAATTGATTTAGGTCAAATACCTTCCAGTGAATTTGATGATGAATTGTTTGAGTATTTGGTTGAGAATGGTGATATATCTAATTTACATTACGATACTGTTCCTGAAGAGTTTAAAAACAACTACTTAATTTATGGTTTAGAAAATAACTACGAGGACACAATTATTTATATCACAAACGATCTATTATCCGATGTTGATATTAGACCTGATGGTTTTTACTTACACTTATCAGACCCTGAAGACCTTTCAAACTTTTTTTGTTCTGGATCGAGAGGAGATTGGGGACCAAAAGATATCTCAAAGAAAATATTCAGTGAAGATGGATTAGGTCATGAATGGTATTATGATAATCATGTAAAACCAAGTCAAGTTGTTGATGAGTTAGACGAAACTAAGATAATCGCATTAAAAGATATTATATTTAAAGAAATTGGCGATGTTGAGTTATCATTAGAAGATTATCAATCTGATTTTTTTGAAGGTCTATCTGAAGAACAGGGAACTGAGGGTTATTTTAGAATTAGACCTGAAGACTTAAATGGTTTTATTAATGACGATGATGCAATTAACGAACTTTTTAAAAATGATTTAGAAGAATTGGGTTCTAATTTGATGAGTCTTTATTGGAACTCTGAAAATACAGCATACGAAGATGAGGTTTATGAGATGGTATATGGTGGTTTAGAAGAATTTTTTGAGGGGAGGGTGGATACCGACACGAAAGAAATTACAAGAACTGATGGGAGTAAAATAACCAAATACTTTCACCACATTAAATTAAAAAACTTTATTAGAATTGTTAAAATATTTTTAGATAATAACAAAGGAGAAACTTATAGTGACTCACATTTAGAATACTATGGTGGTTTTGAGGAGTTAATCAAGGGCATGATTTATAACGATGAAATTGAATGTATTGATTTTAGAATACCTGATTATCCTGACTGGGGTAGAACAAG